GTGGAGTGGCTCGGTGTTCGTCTCGATGTCCTCATCAACCTCAGGGTCGATCTCTTCGATCGGCTCATCGTCCAGGAGGTTGGTGTCCCCCTCCGAAGCACGACGGCGGAGGTTGGCCTTGCGACGAGCCTTAGCCATACGAACACGACCGGAGAGACGAGCCTCCTTCGGGCTCGGAATCTCGACGCCGTAGTCGTCGACCTTGACCGTCTCGCCTTCTTCAACCGTGACGTCGAAGAGAGTAACGGTTAAGCCGGCCTCGGCCAGCTCGTTCGCTACGTCCTGGAGGTTCACGATCGCATCGTCCGTCGTGAACTCGATGACACCCTCAGGGGAGATGGCAAGGTCACCGTTGGGGGCGTACTTGTCGAGGACGCTGTGAGCAACCTCTTCAAAACCCTCGGCGGGCTCGACCTCGATGTGGGCGGGGAGCAGGGCGGCCTCCTTGGTCTGGATAGCCTCCTCTACCTCTTCGTCCTCCACGTCGTCGTCCTCGTCCTCCAGCTCCTCAGTGGCTTCCATCTGAGGAGTCTCGTTGGCGAGGCGACGGTTTGCACGAATCGCGGACTTGCGACTCTTCTTCTTTCTAGCCACTTTGACTGATTCCTTTCTAGGAGTGAGTGTGTGGTTCATCTCTTTAGAAGAAGGAGTTAAGGGTTTTTCTTCTTCTTCATCTTCTAGCACCGGAGAAACCGCGATGAGGACGGGTTCTTCCTGGTCTTCAACACTCCCAACCCCGAAAGACTCGCTGGGGAGGGAGGAAGTTCTTGCATCTTTGACCTTCTCAAAGAGTGCTGTTTCGTCGGCGGGGTCGAAGACGAAACTAATCTCGAAGAACTCTACGCCGTGGCAAATCTCGTAGACGAGTTTCTCTTCGCCATCGTCCTTGAGGTAGCATCCTTTGTACCTCTCCACATGCACGCAGAGGTCTTCTTGAGTCACTGCCTCGTTTCCGCAAATCGAACACGTGGAGTACTCAATATCGGCACCCATCGAGACGGAGTCGATGCCTCCCGTCACGATTTCGTGGGCTAAGTTCGGGAAGGCTTCACCGTCCACCTCGATGAGGAGGAGAATGTACTTGTCTTCCAGGATCTCATCTTCGACGTATTTGGCGTCTAGGACGATTCCACGGGTTCTCTCGGGGTTTTCGTTCTTGTGGTTGACGAAAACCGGGTCTCCGATGAAGGTCTCGTAGTTGTCTCGGAGTTCTTCGGAAGGCCAAGCGTCGTAGTTTTGGTTGATTCTCGCAGAAATTGCCTTCACTACGACGTAAACGCACCCGTCTTGAGGCTCAAAGTTGAACTCCTCTTCGGGTACGTACTCGTATTCCTGGCGAATACTACTCTTCTTCATGGCTTCTCCTAGCCGTAAATGCGGGAGAGGTTGAGGTTCGGGAGTTGTCTCGCCATGCCTTCTTCCTCCTCGAGAGCGAACTGCTCCATGGGAGTGAAGTAGCGTCCCGAGGTCTTTTGAGTCGACGGTTGGAGGCTATTCTGGTAGTCGACCACGGCCTTAAGCTCGCGGTAGAGTCTCACCGGGGAGAGAAGGTAGTGGGGGAGTCGATCTCCGTAGGCCCTAATGAACATTTTGAGGACCTTGAGCGAATCGTCTTCGTCCTCCAGGAGGTCCTCAAGCGTGTAGTCCTCGGTTGACTGGATGTAAGCGTCAAGTTCGTCCCAGATTTGCGACTCCGAGATTTCGGCTTCACGTCCGGAATCGTCTAATGCGGCGGTTTTCATCGTGTTTTTCTCGTATCCTTGGTAGAATTCAAGTGAAGCCATCTCCCAGTAGACGGCTAAGGCGTGAGAGCACATTCTACCGATGTAGGTGTGTTCTCTCTTGAAGGCCCACTCGCCCCAACCACACGTACAACTCCAAGACTCGATCTTAGAGCCGGTCATCGGGTCTTTGACTACCTCGACATTGTAGAGGTCGTGGTCACCCTGGACTTGGGCCTTAATGTACGAGTCCCTGAAGGTGATGACGGTTACTTTGCCTTCTCTTCTCAAGCGCTTCGCCTTATCCTGGATGTCTTTCCAGGAAGCGGTCTTGGTCAAGTCGGCGTCGAGGTGGTCTTCAATAAGCTCTTCGTAGGGATCTGTGTTGTCGAAGTACTTACTAAACTCGAATGACTCAACCTCCTCCTCTGGAATCCAGAAGGGGTTGAGGCCAGGAACCGAGATGAGTAACTCGCCTTCGGCCGTGTCAAGGATCTCGTAAAAGTCGCCTTCAAACTCGGCGAACTTTAGACGCATCTCCTCCTCCTTTGCTATATACGTTTCTCCTAGTAGCCCTTCTCTTGCTACTAGGAGAAACTCGTCTCACTACTTCCGTTGAGTGCCAGGAGGTTTTTAGAACTCGTTGGAAACCGACGGGCGGGTTGAGACTTCACCGACAGGCTTCGAGTCCGTACCAGGAGGCGTGGTACTAGGCGCATTCGACTCTAAAGCCTGTCGGCCGACCGGGGGAGTCATCTCTTCGGCTTCTTCCTCGGTGATTCCGAGGTCTTCCTCTTGAGACTTCTCGAGGATCTCCTTCTCGATGTTCTTTTGGCTTACCGCCTTAGCCACCGTCTCGGCGTGAACCTTATCGGCTTCATCCTTGAGATCAATGTTGAGGCCAGCGACGAGAAGTTCATCGGAGATCGGGATGCCATCACGCTTGAGTTGGAAGAGGAAGTTTCTACGCGACTCTTCATCCTTCAGGTCGAGAGTCTTGAACTTCAACTCAGGGATGAGAAGCTTAGGTCTCTTCTCGAGGTAGGTTTCACCTGTGTCGGGATCGAGGTAGAGTGCCTCTTCATACACCGTTTCGGAGGAGTTGCCTGAGAGTTCGTAGTCGTAGTGGCCTTGAGCTTCAGCGATGACGGCGGCTCTACGACGGAAGTGGGTTTGAAGCCACTTTTGGTAGGTCGTCATCAGCTGGGTCACGAGTTGCATGTTGAGTGCGGAGGAGGCGTAGGACCCGTTGGAGGACCCGGAAAGCAAGGATTCACCGATGCCCCATGCCTGGAGGATCTTTCTCTCCACTCGATCGAAGTCGTTGTCGAGTCTGGGCATCGACTCTCGCCCGAACACCGAACGGATATCGAGTCCGTAGTGGTGTACGAGGAGGCGGAAGTCGGCGGCTAGAGCTTCGTTGATTTGGTCTCGGGTAGCTTCGAGGTCTTCAAAGTCAGGAATCCAGGGCTCCCCACCGTCAACACGGTCTAAGCCGAGTTTCGCCAGGATGAAGGGCGCGTAGAGTCTATTAGCTACAGCGTCTTGGGCGGCGCTTAGGCTCTCCTCGGTCATTAGGAGCCTAAGAACACGGAGAAGATGAGGTGTACCGTAGAGATCCCACGGAGAAACCTTGTTGACGATCCTCGAGATGTTGGAAGCGTCGACGTCTAGGAAACTATCGAAGTTCGATTGGCCGATACCTGGGAACTTTCTCTTGATAGCGTCGAGTTCCGAGGGAAGATAGTCGCCTTGAGAGCCTCCGCGGAAGATTTCTTGCAGGTATTGAGGCGGGTAGACTCTAACAATCGGGTCCGCGGAGAAAGCCGAGGGGAGAACTTCGAGATCGTCCGGGTTGAGAATCTCTTCGGAGGTCCAAACCCCAAGTTCCTGGTTGAAGGAGGCGAGTGTAGTAACCTCACCCACCGTCCAAAACTCTCTACCCATGTCTACGAGGAACTGGTTGTAGTTGAGACGGTTCTCGTCCAGGAAGAGGTCTTCGTAGAAGTCTTGAAGCTCGGGGTCTTTACACTTAATCTCGAAGTCTTGAACCGGGAATCTCGAGTAAATGTCGATGCAAGTGCCTACGATGGGGTGGGTGGCGTAGTAGCCACGACACCATTCACGGATTTGGCCACGATTTGTACTCTCGGTGAGGTCGTAGTTAATCCCCAGGTCTTCGAGAGTCTTGAGAGGCGTTCGGGTTTTAGGTAGAGCCATTTGAAGACTCGAGAGTTTACCCGAAGGCGGAGCCTTCACATTGGAAGACCCCGCAATGAGGTTGGCTACGCGTTGCCGAAAGCCCATTTAGTACTCCATGTCTTCTTCGACAGGTCCGCCATCCCCATATCTCTCCTTGTAGAGCGGGTGGTTTCGGATCCATTCAGGGGAGTGCGTACCGGATTCTAGGTCGTAGTCGTAGTCGTAGATATCGTAATTGTAGGGGAGACGCTCCGCTTCGTCACTCAACTCCCGGACCTCGGCCCTTACAGCTTCAATATCGTCGGGGTCGAGTTGGAGAATCTTCTCAACGTGTTCGTCGATGAGGTATTGGACTTCTTCTTCGATTCTCTCGAGTGCATAGTCGTCTACGTCGGCTCTAGGGTCGAACATGTAGTAGGAGTCCGGAGGACCTCCAGCGATCTTCATCGTGGAACGGTCAGGGACAATCCTGCGATAGAAGCTCGTCTTAGTAGGAGTCTCTACAAGAGAGATGTTGGAGATAGCCCCGCACGAGCATTTCTGGGAGCCGACCTTACTCTCAAGCTCCTCACCACACTCGGGGCAGGGAATCGGCTCGTCTTTGTTGAACTCTTCACCTTCGAGGTCCGGAGAACCGTATTGGGGGAGTTTGGGAGCAACGAACTCGTCACTAGCCTTACGCTTCTTGAAAGTTCTAGAGCTAGTAACGTACTCTTCGTAGTCGTCGAAAGCGTCGTCTAGGTCCTCATCGGACGCTTCGGGGAGAACTTCTTGTGCCCTCTTGTAGAAGTCCTCACGGAGAAGGCAAAGACGACTCTCGAGGTTACTCGAAGTCTTGGCATTTGCTAGATAGTCCGAAAAAAACGGATGCAAGGCTTTGATAGCCCGTGCGGAAAGTCGTTTCATTTCTTCTCCTTAGTAGGTCTACTCTTTAAACGAGAGTAGGGTAGGTTAGTTTGACCCTAGTTCGCGCCAGAGTCTTTCGTGTTCGTCGTGGGATTGCTCTCGAAGGATTTGAAGCTCCTTCGTCTTCTCGAGTCTCTCGAGGCGAAGATCTTCACGAAGTCGCTCTTGCTGTGAAAGAAGCGACCCCTGTTGCTCCGAAAGTTCATCTACTCTTCTCACGAGTCCTCGAACCGTACGACTCGTGTCTTCAAGACGCGATCCGTTCTCGGAGAGTGTCGAAGTCACCGATCCAAGAGTCTTCTTGACGTCCTCAATGGCGTTAACGGCCAACCAGGTAGTCTCGATGGATGCGTCGACGTCTTCTCTAATGTTCGAAGAGTGATCGTTTTGGACTTCTTCCTTAGCGAGTCTAGCTTCACGCTCGGCACCTTCAGCGACCTTCCGGGTAGTCTCGACATGTTTTGTGACATTCTCGAGTTTACTGTCGAGGAGGTTCTCAAAGTACTTGGGAATAAGTCTAACAATGGCCGCAAGGGCTCCTAGCAATGCTACGATGAACACAGCTAGGGCACTCACGACCTCTTTGTTGGTGTAGATCTCAGTCACTAGACTTGTCTACGTTAGGCTCGCCACCAGGAGTGACGCGGCCTACCCAGTCCACGAAGCCGAGTTTCTTCAGGATCGTGAAGGACGTCTGGGCGGATGCTAGAATAACGCCCCAGACGGCGATGAAGTACTGCCAAGCGGCGGGGTAAGCCCCGAAAACCCACACGAGTACGGACAGGACGGCGGCTGCCACAATGACGAGGACTCGTCTCTTGGTAGCACTCCAATGCGGCAGGTCAACCGCCGCCAGGCCAGTCGTCAGGAGAGGACCGAGCAAAATTGCTACGATCTCGGGGTTGAACCCGATCCCGACGAGGAGAGTGTTCACATCAAACACTTCTTCTCCTTTCTAGTTCTTCTTGTAGTTCACCGAATCTTTATCCGGCGTCTTCTCAGGGTCCGACTTGTGGTCGTTGATGACCTCGTAAGTTTGACCCTGGAAGAGTATGTAGGTGCCCTTCTCGTAGAACTCGTCAGGCGACCAGTCAACAGGCTTCGCCTTAACTTCACGCCAAGCCCAAGGAGCTTTGAAGGGGTCTTGAGACTCTAGGTCTAGGAAAAGCGGTAGAATATTCTCATACTCTACGCCTTCTACTAGAACACGCTCTCCAGGTCCAACCTCCCTCTTGAGGTCTTTGACGTCAACCGGAGGTTGGTTCCTGGCATAGTTGCGGTATTCCTGAACCTTCTCCTCGATCTCGTCCCGGAGGAGAAGGGTTCTTTCTCTCTTCTTCTTTTCAGCGAGGCAAGACGAAGAGAAGTTGAAGAACTCCACGTCACTCATCGTAGTGAAGTCCGGTTTAGTAGAGTCGATAAGCATCTAGACTCCTCCTTACAGATGGTCATCTGTTATGTCGGGGAGGTTAGAACCAACCACGGAGATTGCGTAGACTCCAACTCTACCCACGCTGTCGTCCACTGTCCCCATTCCGTCAAGTAAGAAGGTATTACTACCAGGTTTTATAGAACTAACACTGAGCGTGTTACTTCCTGACAAACCACTAACCTTCTGGGGAGTGAAGAAGAGTTTGAGGTTGGCAATCTCTTGAGAGAACTGGAAGTTAAAAGTACTCCTGGAGTTACTATGAGGGAGAATGTTGTTCGAAAAGTGTATGTAGACATAGTAGATGGGGCCTACAATGTGGTAGACGGTGATCTTGTAGTCATAAGTCTCGTACTGGTAGAGTTGGTTGCTCCAGTCGAGTTTCTCAGGAATACTAACACTCGCCTTCGGCGGGGGTGCCGACTCAAGCTTCTCCACACGCTTAGTTAGGTCACTATTCTTCTTCTCGAGGTCACTATCCTTCTTTTCGAGATCGCTTTTAGCCGCCTGGACGAGGTTACTAGCCCGGGTTTGGCTTTCGGAGAGTCGGTTTTGGAGTGCCTTGATCCCCTCTTTGTTTTCAGCGGACTCGGCTTGGAGAGTAGTCGTCTTCTTCGAGTTCTCCTCGGACTGCGCTTGAAGAGTTCTAAGAGACTCGGTGTTAGAGGTAGACGTACTCCGGATTTCACCCACGATCTCGTCGATTTTATCGCGAGTGTAGGTTTGGAAGTAAGTCTCGAAGTCGTCTTCTGTGGTCATTTCTTCTTCCTCACCGAGATGACTCCGTCCTCTACGACAATAGTGAGGGGAGACTTGTTGGTAGGAGTCTCTGTGTTGGGAGTAGTCCCTTTGTTGGGGGTGGGGGCTCCAGTGTTGTTGCCGTTGAAGAGCTCTTGGAGAGTGTAAGTCTTACCCTCTTCGAAAGTCACTTCGGCTTGAAGCCTCACTTTCCCGGTTCTAAGAACGACAGTGAACGTCCCCGCAGGTACGGGTAAGTCGCAGTGCCCTACGAACTTGTGGAGCCCCGGAGGAATAACCAGGGCTCCTTCACTCGTATAAGTTCGAGTGCCTTCAAGGCCAATCGTACATACGAGGTGCTCTCTCGTAGGGGACTGGACGTCGCCCTTCAAGTAAGCGAAAGAGGGCATTACGCAATTCTCTCGCTGTACGCGTAGGAGATGTTGAGAAGCGTCTGGAAGACCTTCCAGGTGACTACTCCATCTTCACCGTCGACGAACTCGGCGAACTCCCAGGAGGCGGCGAACTGGTCGACGATGTCCTTGTGGTTGCACCAAGCCCAGTACTGGAAGATTCTCCAGGTCTTGGGGCCGAGGATACCATCGAGCTCTACGGCGTCGTCTCCGTTGAGGTCACGAATGCTTCCGGAAGGCACGTAGGAGTTGAGGAAGTGCTGGAAAGCCTTAACGGCCGGCGAGCCGTCCTCGTCCAGGACACCGTCGATCTCGGTTCCCATAACCTGCTGGAAACGAGCAATGGTCGCAGGACCGGGAATGCCATCCACCTCAAGGGTGACTTGGCCATCGGTCTCGTTCTTCTCCATAGGCTTGGGTCCGGAGGCCTTGTTGCCGTGGAGTACGGAGACCGTGTTGGGACCGGGGATGCCATCCGCCTCGAGACCGTGGTCGGCCTGGAACTTCTTGATAGCCTCGAAGGTCTTCTCACCGAGGACACCGTCGGCGCCGTCGGAGCCAACCGAGTAGCCGTTCTGTGCGAGAAGGGTCTGGATCGTGGCGACGTAGGTCTCACCGTAGCCGTTGGGGTTGTACGGGTCGTCGGCGGGGATCCAACCCGTAGACTCGGTTTCGCCACCCACGTAGCGGAGGTAGCAACTCCACGGGTAGTTGTAGTAGGAGCGAGTGTTGGTCTCGTAGTCGATCTGGTCGCCGGATTGGCCGCCAGCAATCTCGCCTCTCTCGTCAATAGAGGCTTGGGCGAGTCTTCCACCGCCGAGGTAGACGGCGACGTGGTTGGCGTCGTTGAGAAGAATATCACCCGGGTAGGGGTTGCCATCATTGGGGAGTGCAACCCAACCGTTAGCCGTGAAGGCCGAACGCATGTTACCCGTGTACGTCGCTCCACCGGTCTCGAAACCAGCCCAGCGAGCACACTGGATGACGAGGGAGGAGCAATCGCACTCGCCGCCCTCTCGAATATCCCAGCGGTTCCACTGGTCGTAGCCTAAATCGCCATTCTCACACCACCAAGCGATGGTGTTGATGAAGGTTTGAACGTTACCCATGATCTCCCTTTCCTAGAGTAGAGGTTATTCCACTCCTTACGAAAAAGAGAGCGGGGGTTTAGGAAATGGGTCCGAGATATCTAGCGTACAAGCAAGCAGAATTGACAGACGTGTCTTCGCTGCCAATGTGGAGCGCTTTGAGGTGAATTACGGTTTGCTCGGTGAACTTCCTGATTTGACGCGCTTCAATCGTGACGAGACCGGCTTTAACACCAGGAGAAGTCCCGTATTGGTAGGGCCAAGAGCGATCGAAGGGTTTACCCCAGGGAGAAACACCGCATCCCCAAATGTCGCCCCACTTTTCTGGTACACAGCGGATCATGCCGTAGATTTCATACCAGCCGGGTTCGGTGATCTTGATTCCATCACCGTCACGAACGATTCTACCCTGGAAGAAAGCTTGCTCGGCCTCTCTGAGACGGAGAACTTGCCAGTAACCCTCCGAAGGGTTAGGAGCGGATGAGAACCGGAGGTAACGGTCTGGAACGAAGAGGTAGCCGGTGGGCGGCGCTACGAAGTTCTCCCAAGCATAGGAGCCTTTCTTAGTACCACCCTTGTAGTACTCTAACCCTGTCGGAGTCATTCGAGTCTCTTCGTTCGGGTTGAAGGTTTTGAACGACTGGGTAGGAGTGTTGTTTTTGCTGTCGAGTTCGATGAGACCGGAGAGTGTGCTAATCTCGCGGATAAGCTGGTAAGGAATAATCTCTACAGGGTCTATGCTCTTAGTCGTGAGTTCGAAGTCGTAGGAGTTGATGTCACTATCGGTGAGGTTAATCTCGACTCGGTTAGGGCCTAGACTCGAAACGAAAGAACCCGTGAGGGTTTTTTGAGAGTTGTTAGCCGGCGTGAGGGTGTAGTTGATGATTGCTCGGGGGCCAGACTTGTGGTAGAAGAGGAAGACGAGTTTTCTGGATTTGTTGGCTTGTGCAATGCCTAAGTCGAGCTTGGTATAGTACTTGATAGAGGTTATGTTTGAGACAATACGAGAGATGGTGTCGAAACTATGAGTACTGTCAGGGTAGAGACTCTTGAAGGGGCCCGTCCAAGGACCCTTCTTCCCAACCCACCAGCCCATAGAGCCCGGCGTATAGTTGTTGAAAATCCTCGTAGAGTCCGTGGTGTAGTTTTCCTGGGTAATCTTCGCACCAGCGATTTGTCCACCATAGATACTCTTGCCGAAAATATCGTTGCCGATGAGGGTTCCAGGGATCTCGGCGTTTTGAGCCGTGAGTTTATCGAGGACTTCAAGCTTGTCGAACTTCGCGAGAGTAGCCCAAAGCTCTCCATCCACGATGAGATCGGCGGAGGACTTCTTCTCCTTGAGTGAGACGTTACTCACATAGAGTACGGAGGTGGTTTTAACTGCTTGATTGTAGGAGATAGCGGAGGCTCGGAATCTAAGAGTGAACTCAACCGCCTCATCGGGTAGTTCAAACATAGACTCGTATGTATGCACGACTTTGTCGTTGTCGATAACAAGGGAGGTGGCGACGAATCGGGTGGTTTTGTAGTCGACACTAGAAGTGCGAACCCATCCCTGAGCATTAAGGTAGTAGAGTTCGGGAGTGAAGACGCTATTGGCGTACTCTACGAAGGCACTCGCGACGGATTGAGGAATCGCGACTTCAAAGCGGAGAACATACTTACGCGATTGTGAAGGCTTGAAGGGGTGATTGAGCTTGAATTGGGTGTTGGTTACTCGAGTGCAATCGTAGTACCAATCGTAAAAGGTGGGGCTATTGGATCTACTCTGCTGCGTCACTTTGAAGAAGTTCGGAGTGCCTGGCCAAGTCTTCGCAGGAGCGTTGGACTCATCTACTACGTTGATGAGGAAGCCGGAGTTGTTGAGCCAAAGACGGGAGTCGCCTTCCGTGAACTTGAAAGTGGGGTCCCGAATGAGATTGTCCCCTCCACCCACGACGAGGTCGTTGGCGTAGATTTTCCTCGCGGAGAGGAGTTTCGTCATGAGACTTTCGGTAGCCGTGATTTTCTCAGCGGTTACGGCTCCGTCAGCGATGATGGAGGACCCGATGAGGCTCTCTTTCCATATCCTACCGTCCCAAACCCACTGGCCAATGACCGTGCCTTCAAGGGAGCTATTCGGGTATTGCCACCACAAATCTCCCGGAGTAGTACCCGACTTATTAGGTGTAGAACCGGATCTAATGATGGTCGACTTGGAGTCAACCGCCTTCTTCAAGGCGTCTTCGCGTTCTCTTGTACTAGCCTCAAGCTCTCGTCTCGCTTCACTCACCTTAGACTCGACTTCTCCACGGACTTGAGTGAGTGCTTCGGTGTTGAGAGCGCCTGTGAGTGTTCTCACGGCTTGAGCGGATTGCTCGGTGGGTCGTCCCCAGTTGTCATAGCCGATGAAGTAGACGGTGACCGTCACGGGGAGGAAGGAAAACGCGTAAGAGATCTCACCAGCTCCGTAAAGTGAGCCGAGTTCAATGATTTCGCTGGAGTCCCGAGACGTAATCCCGAAGGCTTTCACCCTAGAAAGCGAGAGAGCTTGGCTTCTATCCTCGAAGAGACCATCCCACTTGATGCTTAGACGGTCAAGAACCGAGGTTAGAACCGGAGTAGAGGGTTTCTGGGTGACGTTTGGACGTAAACTCGAGGATCTCACGGATTCCGGTGCCGTGAAGTCGCCGAAGAGGGTGTCCGTAACCGCTCTCACCTTGAAGAATAGTGCGTCTACCTCGGGAAAATCGGTGATTTTGAGGTGATTCTCCGAAGTCTTCCCGTAGAGGTAGTACCCCGCACCCTCCGAAACCCACACTTCGTATTGAACATCGTTGAGTTTCTTGCCGTCCACCGTCTCATTGACTTCGGCCCAAAAGGCTTTGAGGGTAGATGTACCGTTTTCCTGGAGTTGAGTGACGAGACGAAGCCCGAGAGGCGTCTTAGGGCGACTCTTACTCGTGGAACCGCTGATAGCCATGACGCTTCCATCGGCTCCTTCGACGAGAATGCGTCCGGAACGGTTACTCCAAACCTGGTCTCCCTCTTTGAGATCGCGGTTTAGGGCTGTGTTTTGCTTAGAAGTCCTCTTGTCGAGGTACCAAACCCCACCGATTCGAGTGCAAATCCACTCTTCGCCTACGCTTGGAACAGTGAAGATGGGTGAATTCGAGAGTTCGAAAGAAACTTCGAGGATGTCTCCGTAGGATTCCTGGAGAATGACTGTGCGAGACTCGATGCTAACCGTTAAGACGACGCCTTGAATCTCATTTCCGGCATACCCCGTGGACCCGACGTTAGTAAACCTCACTTCTTTCTCCTGACTTCTTCTTGGGCTCCGAATGCCACTTGTCTCCGCAGAACGTGTAGAGAGGCCAACGCCTGAAACTTTCGCCTCGAACTCTTTCTACCTCTTCAATGAAGTATAGAATAGTTCTCTCGAGAAGGTCTTTGGAGAGGGTTTTGTTCGCTTCGAAGGCGAATTGAGTGGCCTTCTCCCTGCGAATCTTGACGTCTTCGATGGCGTCGGGGTTGTTTTTGAGGAAGAGTGGGGCATTTGTGAAGCAAAAACGCGTGAGATACTCCGGGAGAGGCTCGGAGAATAGGGTTGGAGAGAGGTTGAGGTCGTCTAGAGTCAACTCTTTCTCTACCTTGGAGGAGAGTGTAGTCTCGATTTCTTCGATTTCGTGGAGGAAAGTCGAGGGATCCTCTTGAAGGTAGAGGTTTCGTTTAAGAAAGCGGAGACGCTTCTCTAAAGACTCGGTCATGATTCTCCTAGTAGCCTCGTCTTCCTCGAGATGCTCTCCCCATACCTGGTGTTCTTCTTTGCGAAAGAGACTTGAGAGAAGACAAAGTGTCGTTTGAGAAGGAACCCGGGGTCGGGTATCCTCCCTGGAGTCCTGAAACCGGCGGAGAAGAAAGCTTCTCTCTATTCCAGGACCCAAGTTGTTCTCCGAGAAGTCTCACAGTGACTTCCATAACGCAGTCGGCCAAGTCCTTAGTCGTACACGGGCCTACGGATTGTTTCTGGACTTTGCCGTTTTGCTCCGTGAGGAACTTCAACTCCGTTTCGAGGAGGCTTCCTTGCCCATCGTTGAAGAGTGAGTCTCTATAGGCGTGAACCCACCCGAGGTTCATGGCGGCTTTGAAGGCTTCGGCGGTGTCCTGGTTTCTCGAGGAAGTGAACTTGACTTCCTCAACCCTCGTCCCAAGCTTCTTGAGTTGAGTGAACCTTCGTAGTTCGCTTAAGAGAAGAATCGAGTTCCAGTGGTCAGCGGTGAAGAGCTCCATCGTCGGGAAGTTCGAGATAAGATTCTCGATGTCCTTCTCGATCTTAATGTAGTCAACCGTGTGATCCGGGAAGTCTTTGGGTTGATAGGCCCAGAGGAAGTCGAAGACGACGTGCTTCCACTTGTTTCCATACTCGTCAGGTTCGGGACACTCCTCCAGGTGGCCAATAGCGAGGCCAAAGTTAGCATTAGTCTTGGACGGGTCACAATGGCCGTGGTAGACGAGAGCGTGAGAACCAGCGTTTTGCTCCGAAAGAACTCTACCATCCCAAAGAGGCTCGAAGATCTCATCGACTTTCTGGGGTTCTAGGTAGGAGTTGATGACTTCAGCGAATTGGGCTCTACGCTCGACCTTGAACTTCTCCGGGTCTCTTCTCTCGAGTCGAACCATACGCTCGTTTTCGATGACCCCGTTACGGAGGGGCTCGTATTGAATTGCTCCCTTGAAGGTTGTACCCACGAGTGAGTAGGCGTGTTGCCAATCACGGTAGAGAGCCCAAGAGGGGAGTTGGACGATGAGCATTTCAGGGTCGGCGTAAGCGACTTTCTCCTCGGACTCGAGGTCTTCGGCTAGAGTGTCGTCTTTGACGTAGTCGGAGGATGTCTTCTTACCCTCATCATTGAGGAAAGAGTCGAGAAGAATAGAACCGGACTTGTAGAGGTCGTAGAACTTGCCGACCTTCGTGTAGGGTGAAGAGGGAATGTAGGTGAGTGCTTCTCTACCGAACTGGTCGAGTGAGGGTTGGTAGGCTTCGTAGACTTCCTCCGAGGTTCTAGGACCACCTGTTCCGGCTTGCATGTGTGCGAACTCGTCGTAGAAGTTGGCGAAGCCTACACCACCACGACCGGAAGATGAAGTGGAGGAAGCGGCGATTGCTCTAACCGTGGCTACTTCGTGGTCAAGTCTAATACCGCGTCTTTCGGACTCGGCGATGAGCCTCTTATCGGCTTCGGTGCGGAGACTAAGAGAGTACTCATTCGAAGTCGAAATAGCAGTTTCGAGATAGCGGCATTGCTCAACCGCTTGACGGATATCAGCGAAGAGAAACTTCTTGGCTTGAACCGTGTTTGTGGCGATGACCGAGAGATAGGCGTCTTTGCCTGGAGGGAGCCCGAAGTGTGATTGGAAGTCTCCGAGAGAGTAGAAGTAAGCGAGTCTCTCGGCTCCGAGAATACCGCCCAACATGCCTTTGGAGGCTCGACGCCCTAGAACGTTTTGGATGTGTGGGAAGTGTGTGTAGCCGTTTTTCTTGAGATAGTCGATGCGGTACCAAATATCGGATTGAGTACCTTCGGGTTGCGGTTGACTCCATCCCTTACGCCACTCCTCAATGACGTCTAAGTCGTATTGAGTCATCGAGTCGGTTTCGAGGTAGGCTAGTTTCAGGAAAGTGTGTTGGCGCGGGTAGAGTTTGAGGCCACAAAAGCTCGGGTGGGTAGCAAAATCAATGATGGACTCCCAAGGCTTTTGAGGTGTCAAAGCGTTACGGAACTGTGAAATGAGGTCGACACCTGAGGAAAGACTCGAGAGGTTGATACTCCGCTTAGTGACCATCTAGCCTCCTTATATGCGCTATTATAAGATAAAACCACCTAGGACACATGGTCTCCAGGTGGTTTTATCGTGGTTTTTCACAGAGTTCCGAAGATTTTCCCCCTATAGGCGTAGAGGAGTCTCTTCGAGTTCCGCTTGAGTAGTGATAGTGTCCATTTCACTTCTCAATCCAGTTGAACTGGACGGGGTAAGCGGAGCCTTTTTCTTCGAAGGAGACGAGTTCCTGGAAGTCGCCCGACTGGAAGAGACGGTAAAGGTAGTTCTCCCGCATTCCCTTCTCAGCTTCTCCCATACCTCCCCTCCCGTATTCGCTGGAGGTCCAAGTCCCATCCGAGAGGAAGTGCTGGATGCCGAACTTAACCGGATCAACCCACCCGTCTCGGGGGTCAAATCCCCTGGGGAGGACGAGGAAGTCGCCTCGCGTTGTGAAGACCAGGACTCCTCCGTTGTAGTCTTCCTTGAGTTCCTCTTCGGTGAGAGTCACGGGTTCTTCGCGGAAGAAGATCTCGTAGTCTTCGTTCTCGGTCACCTTGACGGGGAATGCTTCGAAGTTCTTGGGGTCGATTGTGAGAGTGTACATTGTTCTTTCCTTCCTCTATACCTATATTTTATAGAATTTCCTATAATCAATCAACTGGAAGGGGAGGAGGACTTGTTGAGAAAACGCGTAGAGCGGTAGGTTTCACCGTACTTGTAGAAGCGCTCCACCATCAACTCGAAGAGCTCGGAGTTAGAGAGAACCTTCTCAAGCTCGCCTCCGAGTGAAGAGTTAGACTTAGACAAGGAAAGGGTCCAAACGAGTTCGTCGTGGTCGGTCTTCTTGCGGGTATAGGTGACTCCCTTCGAGTCTTCGAAGTAGCTCCACAACTCGAGGTTGAGATCCGCCGGAGAAGTGACCATGTAGGCCTTATCGCCCCAGCGAATCGGGATACTCTCACCATTCTCCCGGGAAGAGCTCTCGAGAAGATCGAGTTCTTTCGCAAGATCCTCCTTAGCTTCCACTTCAACCTCCTCCTCCTCACCAAAGAAGGGACAACGGACACTTGAGAAAGACTCCTTAGAGAGAGTGCGGAGGAAGAGTGAGAAGAACTCGGCCTGTGAAAGAACTACGCCGGACTGGCAAACCCAAGACCCACCAGCGATCTTCATGTAGGAGACTTTGCCAATAGTGATGAGACTACCAGGGAGAAACTCTTCGAAGGATTCAGCGGAGTAGATCTCGATGCTTTCGACGAGCTCTTCGCAACTAATGTAGAGAGGAGAGCCAAGACTTGCGGAAGTGAGTTCCTCCGTGAGTTTCTTCGCCTTCTCGAGGAGTTCGCCGAGTGTGTTTGAGTTGTAGGTCTTCGCGTTCATGATGTCTTTCCTTGTTAGTAGAGTGAGATGACGTGTTCGTAATTGTAGACAATGTCGAGTTTGTCGAGTGCGGCTTGAGCGAGAATCGTGAGGAACTCCGAACTACTCAACTGGACTCTCTGGCGATACTTCCAGCGAACGGTCTTCTCGAAGATCGTCTCCTTCTCGAAAACCAGGGTTCCGTGGTTGAGTTCGAAGCGGACCTTGTCCGGGAGTTTGTCGAGGTCATTCACGTCTCGAATGGGTCGGTTGAGTCCCTTTGCCTTGATCGAGACGACTTCGGGAGAGGAAGTGAAGTTGATGTAGTCCTGGAAGCGCTCTCTAGCCCCTTCCACGAACCAGAGGAGTTCTCTCTCCCTCATAGTGCCGTAGGCTTCGTCCGTCCAAATGAGGACTTCACCTTCGTTTAGCACTGTTGAAGCGAGGTTGTAGAGGAGTTCCTCGGTTTGGACCGGAACATCGTCGTTTCGAATCCATCGGACGACTCCGTTGCGGTATTCACGTCGTGTGAAAGTCGTCTTCTCCGGGTTGAGTCCAA